CACAATTATTTCTGCTGGTGAGTGCTTCATTATCGGCCCTCTCTTGCAGCCTTGGCAATTACTTTAGCCATTTCTTTTGCATGTTGTCTAGCAGGACGTTCCAAGTATTTATTGGTTTTACCTCGTCTTCGTATTTTACGTTGTGGCATCTCGTGTACGAACCAAGCATATTCAGCAGTATAGCCTACTTCAACTTGTAGCTTTTTATTGCTTACTTTGCTGTAACCGCTTTTACGAAGTTTACCAGTATCTACAGGACATACTTGTTGGCTTTTCTTTAGAAGAAAGTCTCCACCAGCTTTTAGCCCTAGTCTAGTACGCTGGTGAGCATACATATAACCTTCTTTTTTAAGTTGACGCTTAACACGTTCACCACTACCAAGGTCGTCCATATATATTTGCATACTACAACACCACTATGTAAAGAACTTGGTCTTGATCAAAGTTATGAATAAACTTTGTCATACGTACTTCACTATAACCGTAGTTGTTCTCAGGCACGCTAAGATCATCTAACAAGGCTTGTCTTCCTAGCCAAAGAACATCACCTACTGATATTTCCCTATCAGGGAATACCTTGGCTTTGCTCATTTGTCGGTTACCACCAGTATCTATAAATTCTTCCATTACGTCATCCCATCGGCAGTTTATTTCAACAGGACTTTCGTAACTACTTTGACCATAAAGGTCTTTACCCTTTACCTTCCACCAGACAGCAATCTGGTTACGTGGAGGGATATCCATTAACGGTTTATCGGAATAACTCATACGGTTGTATCCTCATCCGGGTCAGGAGTCCCTAGCCACGTTAAACCAGCTTTTAATGCTGCTTTACCACTTATTACTTTTTCGTTCCAGGTAGCAAGCTCGCCACTTATGTCAATAAGCATTGCTTGTTGTCCATATTGTGTTTGGTTAAGGTTTAAGTCAACCTTGTACATAACCTTACGTTGAACAACGTCCGCTCTCTCCATATCGGCCCGCACATCTCTAATTGAATAGAAGTGGGCAGCAAGCCACCGTTCGATAAGTTCTAAACTGGTAGCATCATGGTATAGTGTCCCGTCTTCGTCCGTAGCAGGCTGACACAACTTAGTAACTAAGTAATGGGCTGTTTCTATAAAAGGTGCAGCATCAGTTGTAATGCTGGTCTTTATAGCAACAATCTTACTAACTGCTTCAAAAGTTGTATAAGCCATTATTTATATCCTACGGAGAAGACCGGCAATCACTATTTCTGGGAGGAAGGTGTGCCAGTAGCGGCACTTTTGGCATCCTCTTTGGCTTTAGCCTTAGCAGAGGACATTTCGGACTTCTTAGCGAATCTTGAAGTTTTTGCTTTAGCCGGAGCTTTTTCAACAACAACTTCGTCAAACTTATTTGCAAACATTGCACATAGGTCGACGTCGGTTTCAATTACATCTCCACCAACATAATCCACTACACTGTCAATCTCGCCAGTTTCTTTACGTGTAACAACACGGTGTCCACCAACGGATGGTCGAAGTCTAAACTTTTTTGCCATAATACTATCCTCCTAAGTTTTGAAGTTAATTAAACGCTACCGTGAACAATACCGGTATTACCGTTGTAATCAGCTCGCAACTGAGGAACAACAATCGACATGACTTTGAAGTTCATCATCATGCCACCCTCGGTAGGCCATTGGATAGTTGTAATATCCATACCAACAACCATACGTACAACGTCTGGCGTCATTTGGACTAGCAACAATTGCGTACCACTTAAGAAGTGAGCAGTACGAACATCTTGGATGTTTTCGATAGCACGGATACGCTCACGGAACGTGTTAGTACCCTTAGCGGTGCTAAAGTCTTCATCTAAGAACTCATCCCATGCTGGCGATGCGTAAAGCATGTACGGACCGTAGTGGTTCGCAGCATAGGCTTGGCTACGCATTTCAAGGATTTCATTCAACGTTACATTGTGATTGGATGACGTAGGAGCCGTAAGGGTCTTAGTCAAACGACCAGTGTAGTTGGTCAAACCGTAGATGGTTCCACCACCAAAAGCATACGTAGAGGCTTCACCAAGGGTGAGCTTCTCGGTTTGCTCAGCAACTTTACGTGCAGCGAGTTGAGCATTGGTGGTGTCCAATGGCATACCACGCTCACGGCTAACTGCGATTTCACGTGCAGTAAAGAAGAAATCTTTATGCGTGATAGGCAATGGCAAAGTAAGCAAGTTGTACTGAGGTCGGTCGGCCGATGCACGATTAATACCGTCCATTGACATTTCGGCATCAGTAATATCCGATTGGCTCTCTGTTTCCAGAATGGTTTTACCCATACCATTAGGAATGCTGTAAGTTAATCCAGCACTACGGATATCGCTAACTACTCGCATTTGAGTTTGAGCAGCTTCTACAACTGCTTCGTCCAAGTGAATCCACTCGTCTTTACGCAGGGTAGCAGGTGCATTAGTAACAAACGTTTCCGATTGACCATTGTTAGTAATGGTTTGGAAAGAACGTTGATCATTAGGATCAGTGCTTTTCCAAGGACGCAAAGCGTTTACATCAAAATTGTTGTTAAGCAAGGTTTGAGCGACGCCGCCATAACCTGCTCCATTGAGGATATAATCCATTGTTAATTACCTTTCTCAGGATTAGGTTCAATTAAACGATAAGTGCTTTGCACAAACCATTACTACCAGAAGGACTGACTGCTTCAAGTGCAACGGCTCGGATTGTAGCTTCCGTTCCAGCACCTTCAACAAACAAACCACTACCACCACCTTCTTCAACCAAATCGTCATCAATGGCGATACTTTCACCATCAGCGATTAAAACTTGAACGATGTCTCCAGGTTGACAAGCGTACAAAAAGAGTACGTCACCAGCAGCATAAGCGTTATCTACTGTGTATCCTTTTAGGCTTGCTTCTGTTGCCAAAAACAAACTACGTTTTAGTGCTGTTGCTTGAGCCACAGCAGGCTCATCCCAAGTACCGTTACTATCAAAAGCAACAGCCATTCCAGGACTAGGCGTACCACCAGAGGCAACAGTACCTTCGTGATAACAGTTGTCATGTCCTCTTAGGACAATCTTAAAATTATTAGCCATTTAGATTTCTCCTAATGTTTTAGGTTATTTACGATCGAAACTGATGCTAGGCATAACCAAAGGAGCTTCGTCACTTACCTTTGTTCCTGGCACATTACTGTTTACAACGGGAGAAGGATTAACAGTTGCTTGTCCGGCGTAATTTACCAAACGAGGTTCCGTTGATTCTTCTTGGTTTTCATTAGTTGCCAACTCTTCAAGACCTTTAAGCATTTCCAAATCTTGGTTACGCAAAAAGTCTTCAGTGAACTTACAACGAGCATTGGCAACCAGTTTGGCAACGATGGTTTCTTTTTGCTCATTATAGGTGTTTACACTGTTGACCAGAACTTGCTGAAGTTCAACAGGAGCCTTGGCAATATACTCTTCTAAAGTAGCAGGCTTCTCTTCAGTAACAACCTCTTTGTTTACAACCTGAACGGGCTGTTGAACTTGAGGTTCTGGTGTTTTTTCTTCTTCTTCCTTTGTTTCAGGTGTTTCGTTAACAACTGGCTCAAAGTTTTGAAGATTGTTCTCATCGACTTCCATAAGGAATTCACGATGTTCTTCGGTCCACTTGGTTGCGGAATTAGCAATCAAGTCATTGACCAACTTTTCCTTTTCCATTTTGTTCTCCTGTGGAGTAGTATTAGGAACATTATACTTTGTGACTTTAATAGTCGTTTCGCCCGACTCATCATTGGTGACGTATTCAAATGTTACGGGTTCACCTTCATACTCTTCCATTAACTGGTTAAGTTGAAGTAAACCTGCACCATCTTCAATACTGCAAGCACCAATCTTATCTGGGAGAATAGCTAAGTGGTCGGGCTTGATTCCTTTAGCTACCCCAACATACTCGACAGAGTTCCAAGTACCGATAGAATCATCTTCCTCACGATACAAACCTGTTGAAACTTCCATTATGCGATTGTTAAGAACCGCAAGTAGAATACGATCGTCAACCTTTTTAACCTTGTCAGGGTCTAACCATGCTTCTGCTTTAAGTTTGCCATCTTCAAAGTGTGTGTTAAGGATCATACCTACTGCCCTGCTATTAAGTATCTCAGGGGAGCAAGCACTTACGCTTTCACCGTTTTTCTCAGGATGGTACACAACAATAGGTTTTGTGTTCCAAACCGAAGCAGACTTAGAAAGTTCTTTTTTACTGTAGTAAAGTGGTCCTCTACTACCAGCATGTACACCCTCGGTAATCATAACCATAGGGGCAACAAGATACTTACGACCATCTATTTGGTCATACCGTAAATGACGGTTACTAAGGTTGAATGTTAATGTATCAAAACTCATCTGTATATATTCCTTCAAATTACCTAAACTAATATAAGGATATTTTATTGAAAATACAACATCTAATCCAAACTATCGGCGATAATACAGCTACCCCTTAATAATGTTACTACTTTATCTCCAGGGAATCTTACTGCTATACGATATTTGTAGTTATTGTGTACTAACCAATTAGCACCACTTGTTTGAGTACTTGTTAGCTCAAATGTTACACTTTTAGTGCTTTCACTAACTGCTACACTAGGATGGTCTTCTAGTATGTTTTGACCAGTACCCATGTCTCTTATTGTTAGTTCACCCCCAGTAGCAGGTACTCCCGTAAGATCTAGGAAGCCTTTATCACTTATTACTATTTGGGTATTTATTGAAGTTTCGTATGTATCGCCTCTAGTTAAACGCAACACATTACCTTGTAGTGGATTCCAATAGTCTACAAATAAGTCAAGGTCTTCTAAAGTTACAGGCTGTCCTTGTACTTCTATTAAATTGGCATCAACTGTACCACCACTTCCACCTTCACTTACTTGAGCGTCAAGGTAGTAACCAAAGGTTCCCGCACTTGTGTAACCTGATTGGAGTTCTGACCAGATACCATTTACAATCTCCGATATTGGATGGATGTGTGCTGGTAAAATCACAAACTCATCTGCAACAGATGGAGCACTAGTCCAAGGTTCTTCAAACGTCATTACTCCAGTTGTCCCATTGTAAGTTAGAACAGGACGCGACTCTCCTTCTAAAGTACCACTAACAAACAAGACAAGCTCGTTGTCAAATGCCTCATCGGTGTAACCTGTAACATCCGTATCTAAAGATGTGGTAGTAGATGCACCATCTATAGAACCGTCAATTGCTTGGTTCGCTTTACGGAGTTGATCCATAAGTTTTCCAAACGTTCCTGCTGTCGTATGGTCTGCGTAGTCTCTATCCCACTCACTAGGTACAACAGTCTCATGATAGAACATGGTTTGCCATTGACTGCCTGTTGAGTCTATCATCTTCACACTAAATTTTTCATTACCAACTTCACTAGAGGTAATACTAAATGACACTAATCCTCCACCTGTTGGAGTGACTGTTGGTGTGTTTGTTAGTGAGGCATAAGCTCCATCATCTGTACTAATCTCAAAGTCAGCAGACTCTATCGTAGGAGATAACAAAATATCCCCATTGCTTTGAGAATATAAAGCTACTGAAAAATCAAAACTTTGCCCTTTGATTGCCATTATTCTTTCTCGCTATCGGGTGTATTTAGTTGCTTGCCCGCTTCTTCTATTTTTCTAGCCCAGAATACTACTGCCTCTGCTTGAGAAAGGTCGTAAGCTCCTGAACGTAGACCAACATTCAAAAGGGTAATCAACGCATTAAATTGTTCGGGTGTCCCATTGATATTCATTGTAAGTCCTCTTATAAAATTAGTTAAACTGATTATTCTTCTACTGGAGCTTCCCACTCTGGTTTAAGAGTAGTCAAAACCCCGTTTTCATCTTGCTCATAAGGAATAGTTAAAAACCTAGTTGGAAACAAATCCGTACCAACAATTTCTGGGTGAGCAGTTTG